CAATTCTTAAATGTGTTGCCAGAAAGCATAAGCCCTATGGCAAAGTTTGCATACATACCATAGTTGGATGTGGTAGAAACCCATGTGTTATTTGAGTTGTGATCTGCGTGCTTAAAGTATGGATCTATGTCGAAAAGGTTATCTGTTATTGATATTTGCGACGCGCCAGTACCGCTGCCAGTGCCATTAACATACAACCCAATACCCTTAACATCAATTATGGTATTCCTAGAAATAGAACAATTAGTGTAATCAAGAATGTTTGTATTTGATGAGTTGTTTAGAATTATGCCAGTAAACGAAGTGCCAGATATAATGTTATTCAATACACTCAATCCGTTTACAGCATTACTAAATACGATCCCATGCGTCAGTTCTGATGAATCATTGAAAGCTGGGTCAGACCAAAACCCTGCAGTGTTTCTGTCAAATAGTTGCCCGTATCCAAAACTGGAATACTGAGCCACACTCCCAAGGGTGCGGGAGATTGTATTATTTGATATGATTACGCCAAACATACCAGACTTCACGGTTGTCCCGTTATTGACGCTTGTAAGATAGTTGTAATCGTATGGAGAAGTACTTACGCCGGGTTGTTGTGCTAACGCTTGTTTTGATCGACCTTCTGCATAGTTAAAGTAAATAGCTGAATTAACCCCTCTATTTCCAAACGAATCACATATTGTATTTCCAGTTACACTGATTGAAAGTAGGTTTGTTTGGCCTTCAATGTTGGATGAACCAGTTGTCTCAATCCAAATAGGAGAACGTAATGACCTGCGAATAACATTGTTTGAAATCACAACCTCTTTTGCCCCAAGCAACTTGATGCCTTGAGATGCCTCAATGGTGTTGCCAGTTACAACAAAGCTACCAGAACGTGGGGAGTCAGCATTGTAGGCGTGGGCCGCAATACAATCATCACAGACAGCCTTAAAGTTATTATTGGAGAACACAATGTTCTGACTACTTGTTGCCCTAAGACCGTCAGCTGAAATGTATTCCAGCCTGTTATTTGTGAACAAGCCATTCTTCACAAGGTTGAACGCTGTTGCCATGTAGCGCAACCCAACCATTGTAATGTTCTCAAATCGCAACCCGTTGATTCTATTTCCAGTAAAGCATTGCTTCTGATTGGTGGAGTTTAATTCTGTTAAAAGCGTACCCTCCACCTTGAAGTCTTTGAACTCAATGTTCTGAGTTTCAGCGGCAGGGTTGGTTTGAATCATGTCGTTCCCACTGCGAGCTTGTGTTGAACGATCATCAAAGAAAATTACGGATTGATCTCCATCTCCAACCAGCGAGGTATTGGAGTACATTGTCCAGATATTTCCTGCGGTGTCTGATTTGCGATACCTGCCTTTCGGCATGTAAACAATGCCGCCACCAGCTGCGTTTGCTGCATTGAAAGCAAGCTGGAATGCGTTCCTATCATCGGTAACCCCATCACCAACTGCTCCAAAATCACGCACATTAAACACATTCGATGCTCGATCAACTAGTGATCTTGATGTTGGCGTTCCACTTGCGGCAATGCTGGTGATCTTGCCAAGCTCATTAGCAAGAAGCTGGGCTGTAGTCTTTTTATTTGTTCCAGTTACAGACATACCGCTATCCTCAACATCCACTATTTGGATGAGGTCACTAGCGGTCACATCGGTCGCTGACTCCAGTTCTGAAATTTTTTTACGAGCCATTATTATCCCTCAGTAATGATTGTTTCCCCATCTTCAAACTCAAGCGGGGTAGCTGTTCCTTCAGCACCATTGGCCCCAATTGCGCTAGCAAATCCATATCTAGACTGCATATTGGAATTTGTGAAGATTCGGTTAGAAATAATCGTTTGAGTGTGTTGCTCGTCAAGCTTCATCAACTCATCCATCAGAATCTCGTTAGCCTCTTGGTCGGCTAGTGCGGCCTTCTCTTGCTGTCCTTCAGCACGGAGGTAGTCTGCGTATGCTCCATGAGCCATGTACTCAAACCACTCCTCTGGAATATTGGGGTCATTCGTTAATGCACTCCCATAAGTTCCAGCCTTCTGGGCTTTGTAGATCACCCATGCGATCTCTGGGTTAAATGGACCAGTCAAAAGTTCAGCCCCGAATGGGCCTACAGTAAATTCATACTCCCCACCGCCGATATTCTTGTACGGCTGGAACGGGAAGATCCTCAAGAAAGTGTCAATTCCATTAAAGCCTTCAGCTTCAAATGGGATAATTCCATTAACTACATCTCGTTGCTCACCAACACGCAGGAACCTCGTCCAGTAGTTGCTCGCCTTGTACGCTCTTGTAGCGCGGCGGTTGATTAGAGCTTTGATTCTAGGTTCTTCAATAGATGCAAACACAACACCGCAGAGGGCTTGGACAAGCTCATATAGTTCGGTGTATGGTCTAGTTTGCATTAGATATGTCCTGCTCTCAAGTGTGATTGTGATTTGAAGAAGTCTCGGACGAACTCTCGGTCGTCCCAGCACTCTGTCCCGTATTTATTAGCTAAAAGAAAGTATTCGTGCTGTGGTACTGCCCCAATGGGTTTCCCTAGCGACGATTTTGCATCCTTCATTGCACGTGCTTCAGCGGATGCGGCTATTTCACGTTGGTTTTGCATTGCCTCCTTCAACGCACGGCCAGAGCAAAGCTCCTTTACGAGTGCATCAGTAAGCGCGTCTTCGCAGATCATTGGTAAGAGAAAGAGGGGCAGGAGGGCATTTTAAGTCCTCCTACCCCAATTAGGGTTTAGGCATTCGATGCGATTGCACCGGGATCGAGGATCGTCAAGCAGACGAGCCACTCACCAGCGGTCACGCTACCAACCGTACCACCGAACTTAGCAAAGATCGGAAGTGCCGAACCAGTTGCGTTCACAAGACCGGGTTCAGCGTCGATAGCGGAACCAGTGTTGAACTTAACCTTGTCGGTGTTGGCGTCGAGGTCGAACTCAGCGATGAGGTTCGTTGCGGTGCCAGAAACAGTTCCAACCGAAAGCGTCAAGTCAGACGGTCCGGCAGAAGCGGTTGCTTGGAACACAGCAGCGTGCGTCACAACACCACCAGAAGGCAGTAGGGCGACGGTCTTTTGCGACGAGGTGAGATAACCCGACGAGGCGAGTTCAGCACCAGTGATACGGAACGAGTGGGTGAAACCACGCGATTCTTGGTTAGCAAGTTGAGGCATATTCTTATTTCTTTCTAGTTATTATTAGGATTAGGCGGAGTAAGCAATCTTGCCGTGTGCTTGCGGATGCTTGACAACAAGCGTACCAGCAACGTCGATGAAACCACGCTCGCCACCACCTTGGTTCTCAAGGCGAGTTGCGCCCATCGGGATAAGGGTGTTGAAGCCGAGATATTTCGGGTTGATGATGTAGCCAACGCCACCAGTGGTGGTGGGCATACAAGCAGGGTTGCCGTTAACAATCTTGACCAGACCGAAATCCGAATCGTAGACATTGACAGCGAGGGTGATTGCCTTGCTGGTCGCTTCTTGGTTGACATGATAGGTCACGCCAGCCGAGGAAGGAGTAGCACGGGTAAAACCGCTGATAACCCGGCGGAGAGCAACATCGGCAACGAGGGTCAGGCTGTTCATCTCGCCATTGCGGGAGAAGATCGAGCCAATCACACCGTTGAAAGTGCTTTCGCTAGGAGCTGCGCTGAGAATCGAGCCAGAAGGCGTACGATAAGCAGCAGGAACAGCATTCGTTGCTTGGGCGGTTGACTGAATCCACTTGCCGAGGCCGCGCATGCCGTAGGGAGTACCAGCACCGTTCTCAACCGACATTTCGTTGTCGGAAGCAATGGTAGCTTCGATGTCACGCTTGATCTCACGCATCGACTTAGCTTCGGCTTGGGCAATGTTGGCAGGACCAACGCTCGTCACAGCTTGTTGCAGGTTCGACACCATGTAGTCACGGCGCATGAGTTGGATGTAGTTACCAAGGCGAGCGCGATCAGCAAACTTGTCGCTGAACGAAGTCACATCGGAAGCTTCCGAAACACCAGTCGTCACAGGAGCACCAAGGTTATCGACAGTCCACTCAGAGTAGGTAGCCGATGCCTTGCCTTTGCTTGCGAGCGAAAGGAGCGGGGTTTCTTCAGGAGCAAGGATAGCAAGTTCGTTGCTGAGATCCTCGCGGTTCGAGATAGCGGAACCTTGACCGCTCTTGGCGGTAGGTGCGCTTGGTTGATAAGTAGCACTAATAGACATAATTGTAGATAGTTAGAATTTATTTAAATTTAGCGATTCTGGCAGCAACCCAGTCATCTTGGCTCCCGCTCTTTTCAAAACGGCTGTATGCGTCTACGACCTTTGCATTCTTGGGGGTAGAAGACTTAGCTGCTCCAGCACCAAATGGGGTTGAGGATGGACTCACCTTCAACTTGTTTCCCACCGCTGGTTGGGCTTTAATCTTCTTTCCTCCGTAAATAGACCGAGCTGCATGAGCTAGGATGTATTCAATTTGGAAACCAATCTCTGGGACTTGTGACTTTACTTTGTCAACGAGTGGGTCAGACACCAATGCTTTGTAGCTTTTCCCGATCTCGGACTCTTCGTCCTGGATCTCTGGTACTTCGCTCTTAGCCGCCTCGGAGTACTGCTTGGCCATCTGCTCGTACTGGGCGATCTGAATCAGATGCTGTTGTTGAGCGGGGATGTACTTGGTAAGTGCCTCTCTAGCGTTGCGGTTGGCTTTCCGAATCTGCTTTTTGGTGAACTCCTTATCCCCCACTAGGATGATGTCCTCGGGACCGTAGTCCTCATGTTCTTCTAGGATCTCATCAGTGGATTCAAGGGTCTTCTCAAGTTCGTCGTACTTTCCTTTGAGTTCCTCGAATGAGGCAACATCGCGGAATGGGTTCTCGTCTTGAGGGATTACCTTCGCTGGCGTTTGCGGCTGGGATTGAATCTTCTCTTCAAGGGCTTTCTTTTGCGCTGTCAGCTCTCCAATGCGCTGTAGGAGGCGTGACTTGCCCTTCTTGGCGAGAGATTGAATCTGCTCTGGTGTCAGCGATAGCAGGTCAATTTCGGACTGTTCCTCAGATTCAGCATCGGACTCTTCCTCGTCGGCTTCCCCTTCAACCTCTGAAGTCTCCTCGTCTTCTTGACTGGCAGGATCTTCGTCTTCGGTATCGGAGGGTTCCTCGGTCTGTTCCTCTGGTTCCTCTTCTGGTGCAGTATGTCTGGATACTCGTTGAGCTAAAAGCTCCTCGAATGATAGGTTATTTGACACCGATTCGTTAGCTTCGGCGGTAGCTTCTGGATTGCTCATAATGTTGGTTAGACGCCATTTACGCTCGGCGGTGCGTGTTCGTATGAAGTCAAGCCCAAAATCATTATTAAGTCAAGTACTTTGGTAATGTATTGAAACGAGCGTTTGAATCCGTGACAAATACTAGGTACTTTTTTGCACGAAAAAAGCTGTTGACTCGGAGTAAATTTAATGCATTATTTGCGTTGACGAGCGACCGAAATCGTTGTCATTTTTACCCCGCCAATGCCGTAGAGGTATGGCTTTAAGGGCTAGTGCAGACTTTCGGTCGTTTGCATTAGCCCTTTTCTTTTTACCGATTAGGGTTGATACATAAATAAGAAACCGAGGAACGCTTAAACGACCGCACGGGATCTAGGTAAAAGTCTCACAGGGTACTACGCTTGAAGTCAGTCGCGGCGTAGCTAAATAGAGTGTGACGATCAATGAGCTTGATGCAGACCTACAGCCTCAACCCTCTGCTATCATTGGTTCCAGCCTAGCTGGTGTGTAAAAGTCTTATCCGAAGAATATACGGGAGTTCTTTCATAGTTTAGCCGCTTAAGGCGAACTATGCTTAGAACTTTCCTCGAATGCCGGGAGTTCCTTCGATGTGCTAACGTACGATAATCCACCCATAAAGTGTCCATATTGGATTATTTAAGCGTACTTATCTCGCCAGTTAAGTCGAATCCCGCCGGTTATTCGCCACATTTGGCGCACGCCAATTATAAAGAGTTTACTTAATTATACTTGGATTTGAGTATAAACGACTATAAAGGAAAGGGGCCGCAGGAAAACGAAATAAAACCTGCGACCCCAAACCAAACCAATGAAACAAAGCCCTTTCGGGCGTTGAGACTAAGGCATTATTTTAATAGCTTGTCAAGCCTGCTCTGTAGTAAGCAGCGTCAGAAGCTCGTCTAGCGTGGAGATACTGCCTGTGACTTTCATCACCTCGTTGGTATCTATGCATTGGCGCAAGTCTCCGAAGAAACGCTCACGCTCTTCACGGACAAACTGAACGATGGCCTTGAACTCATCTCGGTCAGAGAGTGCTTCGATTGCTTGCTGAACGGTTGGTTTCGGTAGTGGTGTCATTGGTTGTGTTGTGTGATTACTTGCGCTTCTTCATGCCAGCCTGTGACATTGCAATTGCAACGGCTTGGGCGCGGCTTTTTGCTAGTGGTGCTTTCTTCGGGCCTTTGGGGTCACGACCAGCGTGGAGCGTTCCAGCTTTGTATTCGCCCATGACCTTTCCGATCTTAGCTTGCTTGGCTGCTTTTGTTTTAGGCTTTTTCATTACTTGCGTTTAGCTTTCTTCTTAGGCGCACGGCTCATCTTGATCTCAATCTCGACATAGCCTTTCTTGCCGTTCTTACCTTTACCGTATTCTTTGCTTTCGTGGCCACAGCCATTTGATTTGCTTTTCATAGATTTTAACGCATTGATTTACTGCCCTTGCAACGCCATTTTTTTCGACTTAATTGATTCGGTGAGTTTTTATCGCTGCGCCAATCTCCCTTGATAGCATTGGACCTTGCGCAATACGCATCAGCCTTTTTCGTGGAAGGACGAATGCGATCACCGCCGTCTTTAGCTGATCCTGCTTGCCCAAACTTGATTGTACGAGTACGACCAGTCTTGGGGTTCTTGACGACCTTGGTGAAACGCTTTTCCATATCAATAAGGGGCTTCTACGCGACCTTTGAGCTTCTGGCGGACACGGCGCATCTTTGGGACTTTAGTCTCAGACTTCTCTTTCATCTCGCGGGTATACTTGCGGATGGTGCGGGAGTTCTTAGATGGTTCCTTGGAGAGCTTCATTGCTGCATACCTTGGGTTTGGACTCCGCCCATTTCTGCTGGAGCTGTACCGATACGACCGATCTCTGCGTTCTGGGCTTGCTGAAGCTGGAACTGGTACTGCTCGGCGTACTTCTGAAGTCGTGCTGCAAATGCCTCGTCCTGTTGCGCGCGTTGTGCTACATCTGGCTGCTGGACATATGCTTGAACCATCTGCATCGCAATTTGTGCGCCATTCGGTTGAGCAGGAACCTCGATACCAGCGAAGATTTTGGCAAGGTCGTCGGTGACATTCTTCTGAACCTTTTGTTGAGCCTCTTCGGCTGGCTGGAGAACATAGTCAGCAAAGATCGGATTGATGCTGGATGCCGTGAACTCAAGCAACTTATTCACATCGAGGATGCCATTGCGGTCAAGTTGCACCAATGACACCATATTCTTAAGCTGAGTCTCAGCCGTCTCTGGATCGGTAGCCAATGAGTCGAAGTTGACCGTGATGCTAAAGTTCTCATCTGGTGACCCCTTCTGCATAACTTGTGGGTTAGGATTGCCGGTGACTTGGAAGAAAACCTCATCTGGACCCATACGCTGGAACAACTTCCACGCCATCGCCAGAACATCACGGACATGATCAAGGAATTTGCCCACGTAGAATTGCTGTCTCGCTGTCGTAAGCGGGTTTGTGAGGTCAAGCCCCACAGCGCGGTCCGCTTGCGCCCTCATGGACATTTCTGTCTCCATGGACCCTTGATCCATTGGAGGTACTGGACCCCACGCAATCTCACCGAGGCGACGATAAGGAACGCGACGACCTGGCCCCCAATCAGACGGAGGACGTCCAGCAGGGTGCATAAGCGGCGGAAGAGTAGCAAGAGAAGCACGGTCGATGCGCGAGTCTCTTTCCGTCTTGATTTGCATTTGTGCGCCTCGGAGTATGTCGCTAAAGGTTTGCACTTCATACATTCGTTTTTGATCATTTGAAAGGCGGGTAACGATAAACGGGTAGTCATCGTATCCATTGAGGAGTTCGTGTTTGGCATAACCATCAGCTTGTGGATGAAATACGGTGCAATAGATACCTTCTGAACCGTCTTCCTCGTCGATCAATCGCTGGTATCCGTAGACCACCATAACAAGGTCATTGTCATCCGTAATCGGAAGGCGAGTCACAGTCTTGACCTTCTCCCCATCGAGGTACATGGAATCCTTGCCACGGAGGTTGCTGATAGCAAAGTCAACCCACTTTCGGTCCCAACCTTCATTGGCTACCTTTTTCTCAAGCTCTTGAGATGTTAGGAAAGTCCGCCAGAAAATGTACGGAGAGCGTTGAGGATCAGAGACATACGGAGGGAATAGGACTTCACCGTCTGGCGAGCATGAGTGAACTAGTGGGCAGTCAACGGTTTGACGCGCCAATGGAATCTCAGCCATGCCCATCTTACGCATGTCCTTGATAGCCTTCTTGGCCCGCTTAACGGACAGGTCTGGGAACGCTTGCTGGATCAGCGTCAACAACATCTCGTCGTCAGCTCCAGTAACAATAAGGTCTGCTAGATCAGGGGATGCTTGAGCGACTTGCTCGACGGATACTTGTTGCAAATATGTCCTTTTTTCTCGCTTCCAGCCGACATAGGAGATCATAATCCCCTTCTCTAGCAAATAGTTTGCACCCAACTCCATTTGGTTTTTGAAGTCTGGGATGTAAGTAGAACGCATCCACTTGAGGAATGCTGACACCACAGCCGCCCGTGGCATCGAGGCCATCGAGGTGGGAAATGCTTTAATGTGGCTGCGTTGAAGAGCTTGGTCAAACAGAGACACGTACATGTCAATCCGTTCGCCAACAACATTGACCTCTTGGTCGGACGCCCCCTGCCATGGGAAGGCGTTAGCACCGTTCTTGCGGAGGTCGTCGGACTTGCCATCCCAGATATTACGCCGGTCATTGTACGAGCGAAGGCAGGACTCAAAGTAGTAGTCCAAGTCAATCAAGCAAGTATCATACGCATCGGTCAACGCACCAATGTCTGGTTCCTTATCAGCATAGATAAGCGACTCATCTTCAAGCTCTTGTTCTG